CCAGCCACATTCACCATCACACTTCATCAAGCCAGAATAATTCCTACGTTTGTAGCAGATGTAACACTTGGATTTACTGATAATTTTGTAACAGACAGGATGGCGGAATATACGGCTATTGAAGGTTCAAAGCCTACAACACCTACTAACCAAAGAACGGATACCGGCCCTGCGGGGGTCTCTCTCGCCCCGCTTACAAGGTCAATGTTTAAATCTACATCAAGCACATGGACAACCCTTGTCCAAACGGCTTCTAACTTTGCCGACGGCGTAATTATGATCGACAAAGCAATGGTGGTAGGATCTGTAGTTGATTATAATGGCATACCAAACCAATATGCAAAATTCGCCGTGATATTCAGATATACAGCTGCTAACGGTGGATCATATATTAAACTTGATTCTGATATGATGTTGACCCAAGTAGTTAATGGGGTGGCGGGATCACCAGTCATACTTGATGGTGTTGGTTCCAACAATGGCCCATGGTCTTATGGATATACCGGATATGACCAAAGGTACTTACTGGTTGTTTTACGAGGTACTAGCATACAAGCTACTTGCTGGTTAGGTGGGACACTACTACCATTTGAGGACGGTTTAATTGGATATGGCGAAAGTCCTGTAATGACTGGTTTAGTAACAATAGTTGGTGCTGGTGCGGCGGGTTTTGGGACTTACGGCGCAACAGAAATAGACAGCGTGAGAATATGCGGCGAACAGACACAACCAATTCCTCCGGGATTTATTCTCGACACAGGTATGAACATCCCTAAAACAGAGGCTATCATTCCACAGTGCTTCATCACGGGTGAGAATGCAGCCCCTGCCTCCGATACCTGTTGTCTCAGAAATGAATGGGGAGCACAGGTATCCCCAACAGTGACCGGCTACAATGCACGGTGGAGTTACTGATGGCACAGACTCCAACACCGGCACGGTTCAACATAACTGGTTCAGGGTATCCAATAGTTCTGTCAGGTTCAATAGATACAGGTGGGACTTTTACAGTAGCAGACTGTAAGTCATTATCCACATCTGAGAACGTCACTATTAGTCAGTCACCAAGTCTAACTATTCAGGATTGTAAGTCATTATCTATATCGGGAAATGTCACACTTGTTCAAGCTAGCGGAATATTAGTAATAGATGATTGTAAATCATTATCTTCTTCTGAGAATGTTATAATAAGTTTAATGCCTAGTTTTACTATACAGGATTGTAAGTCTTTATCTTATGCATATACATTAACACTTTCTCTTTCTAGTATCACTATTCCAGATATCAATGGTGGTGCTGGAGGGATACCAAAGAAGTTAGATGGTAGTTATGGTGGGGTTATTAAGCAACTTATTAACGGAGTATGGACTATATCATAAAGGAGAAAGATCATGGCTAAGTGGGTAGCAGATACAGTATACTATGGCGGTTTACAGAAACTTTCAACAGCTACAAGACTTACTTTTTGCTCAGCGCAGCCGGCGAACTTTGCAGGTATCGCAGCAGTTCTTCTGGCGAGTAAGACAATAACTGCTGGCAACCTAGCAGCAGATGGAACTACCGGAGCATATACAGGCGCAGCTGATACTACAGGGAAGAAGTTGACCGTAGCAGCACAAACGGCCATGACTCCTTCTGCTAATGGTACAGTACTTTGGGCGTGTTTAGATGATGGCACTACGTTGCTTTCAGCTACAACAGTTACTAGTCAGGCAGTTACTACTTCACAATCCTGGAACAGTCCAGCATTTGTACCTTGGGCTAATGCATCTCCTACGTAACATAACTTAAAAGCCCTGGTGTAAAATCCAGGGCTAACCATTCAAATTGTGAATAGTAAGATTGAAATATAATGGAGTCTTAAATGCCAAACATTGTAGTAGGAAATAGTATCCAAAGCCCATCAACACCTGTATCTGACCAGGGATATCAGTATCCTTATGGTGTTAATCTTAAACCTGGGTCTGAGATACATAATCTTATACTTACAAAATTGATTAGAATGAGTGATGATTCTTTCTCAGTTATGAGTCAGCGGCATAAGACTTGGAATGAGATAGATAAGACTCTTAAAGTATATATTCCTGCAGATGCAGCGGAAGCGCAGACTAAAGCGAAAGATCCTAGGAAGCCTATTAGCATTGTGGTGCCATATTCCTATGCTACCCTAGAAACTATGATGGCTTACTTCGTAACTGCGTTCCTAGGTGATGAGCCATTTAGATTTGATGGGTCAGCTCCTAAGGATACAGTGCCAGCTAAGCTTCTTGAGCTAGTAGTGAATCAGCAGAGCAGAAGGTTTAAAAGCACCTTAGATATGTATGCGTCTATCAGGGACTCTTTAAGTTATGGTCTTGGTGCTAGCACACTTAACTGGAAACAAGTGTGGGGAATGAAACCTACTCTTCAACAGGTTCCTAATTACTCACCCACAGGGATTCAACTCCCTTCTACGCAGAGTAAAGTTAATGTAAAAGCTATGCTCTTTGAGGGGAATGAAGTTATTAACATAGACCCTTACAGACTTCTGCCTGATCCTAACACTTCTATCCACAATGTGCAAGCAATGGAGTTCATAGGATGGATTGATTTTGTAAGTATGAACAGACTTCTTGCTGAAGATCAGACAGGGAGTATGTTTAATGTTAAGTATATACCTAATCTGATGAGTCAGGCAAGATCAAGTAGGTACTTTGTTGATCCTTCACGTAGGATACTGAGCAGAGAACAGAGGGATACTCCTAACTCTACTAAGTATGTTACTCTGGTTAAGATGTATTGTGAAATAATACCTAAAGATTGGAAACTTCCAGGTACTTTGGAAGGTAATAAAAGCGGAGAGTACCCTGAGAAGTGGCTCTTTGTAATGGCTAATGAGCAATGGATTATCAAAGCTCAACCTTTAGGACTGAATCACCAGATGTACCCTATTGCTACATGTGCGCCTGATTTTGATGGGTACAGTATCACTCCTCTTGCAAGGATGGAATTGATAGGAGGTCTCCAAACAGCACTGGATTGGATGTTTAACTCTCATGTAGCTAATGTAAGAAAAGCTATTAATGATATGCTCATAGTAGATCCTAGTATGATCAATATGGAGGACCTAAGGAATCCTGAGCCTGGGAAGTTAGTACGTTTACGTAGGAGTGCTTGGGGTCGTGGTGTAGATAATGCTGTGAAACAGTTAGCTGTCACTGATATCACAGCTAATAACATGAAAGATGCAGAGCAGTTGATGGGTATGATGAGCAGATGTTCGGCTGCGTCTGATGCTACTCAGGGTATAGTCCGAGACACTGGTGAGAGAGTTTCGGCTAGTGAGTTTAATGGTACTATGAAAATGGCTATCTCAAGACTTGCTAGAATGAGTCGGATGATATCAGTCCAGTATATGCAGGACTTAGGGATGTTCCATGCTTCTCACACACAGCAACTTATGAGTGTGGATACGTTCGTTAAAGCTGTAGGTGATTGGCCACATGAACTTATGTCAGAGTTTCAGAACCAAGGTATTAATTACGGAGATAGCAAGGGAGTTAGTCCCTTTGATATCATAGCAGATTATGATGTAATATTCAGGGACGGAACTACTTCATCTGCTACAGCAGAAGAGAATGATTTCTGGAGTAGAAGCTTTGAGACCATGGCATCTCAACCAACACTAGCGGGAAGCTTTGACCTAGTAAGAGTTTTCACCCATATGGCAAGAATAAATGGAGCAAAGAACGCTAACGATTTTATAAAGAGAGGCGGTAATGTACAACCTACTATTATGGATAATCAGCAAGTGCAGCAGCAAGCACAAGCAGGAAATATCGTTGACCTTAACCAATGGGCTCAGACACAAGGAGCTAGGTAATAGGGTGCAACAAGATGGTTCTATGTTTGCTATTAGTGATTGGGAAGAGTTCGAAAAGAGTCGTATGTGGAGTGCGATTCTTTTCGAACTAGAAGAGAGAGATAAGTTTGTTATGGAATTACTGAGGTATGGTGATCCAGATCAGAAGTGGTCTGACTCAGATATGAGAAGTAGGTTGAATGAGCTTGAGTACATGAGAAGTATCCCTAAAGTAATGGCTAATGATATTAGGATGCAACAGTTAAATGCCTCAAAAGATGAGGACAATAGAAATAATACACAAGGAGAGTAGAGTCATGGCTAAAGATGCAAATGGGAATGAGATAGTAGAAACACCAGTAGAACCTAATGTGGATGCAGACGCAATAGATGATATGATGAGTTGGGTGGAGGGTAATACACCTGTGGAACCAGTAGTTCCTACTACACCGGTAGTACCAGTTACACCAGAACCAGCAGTTCCTGTTGTTCCTGTAACACCTGAACCTGTCGTGCCAGAAGTGCCTGTTGTACCTGTCATACCTGTTACGCCTGAACCTGTAGTTCCGCCAGTACAGACTTCTCAGGATCAGATAGCTGCTTTACAAGCTGAGATCCTTCGTCTTGCAGGAATGATTAATACCGGAGGAGCTCCAGTTGTTTATCCTCCTCAGACTGCACCTACTGCTGTGGCACTGGTAGCACCAGCAGTGCCAGCTACTGCACCAGTAGCTCCTGTTGTACCTGAGGCTGCAGTACCAACACTGTTTGCTGACTTGCTTACTCCTAAAGAGTACCTGACTAAGGAGCAACTTGACCAAGTAGTAGACAAGCCTGAACTAATTAATCAGGCTATCCACCAGAGCAGGACAGAAATGGTAGAGAGCTTTGCTTCTGCTCTGCCTACTCTAATCAACATGGCTGTTAACAGGCAGCTTACTATCAGCAAAGCTGTGACAAGTTTTTATGAG